ATGAGTGACGATTTAAAAGATATGTTAGAGCGTACTGCTTGGACATTCATTGAAGCGTTCATTGGTGCATTGACAGTTGCTCCATTAGTTGGTGTAGAAGCTGAAACACTTCAGTTAGCTGCATTAGCTGGTGGTGGTGCTGCACTTGCAGTCATTAAGACATACGCTAAAAAACAAATAACTAAGTAATAGATTTTGTCACTCCTTTGTAGTAAACTGTCAATGACAGGGCAAAGGAGGACAAATGTCCAATAAAAATATACCTGAAGAGTGGGGTAACAACTTCTACAAATCAGGTTGGCAACCAGGTCTGGAAGTAAATGAACAGACAGGCATGGGAGAAATCACACATGTTGGAACAGACCCTAACTATAGGAAAAAGTTTGACCAAATACTAGAAGGTTGGGGTTTTGACCCTAAAATCTACGAAATAGAAGGCTCTGTACGAGCTAGTTCATGGAACGCACAGTTAAAAGGTGGACAAACTACTACTTTTTATGCGTTTAAAGGCATTGTAAAGAAGAAAAGACCTGGACATGATAAGTATTTCCAACAATTATTCAAACAAGCAAGTAAAAAACCAACATTAAAACCTAAAACTTATGGTGGTGATACTGCTTTCTTATTTTTTATGGCTGATTGGCAGTTAGGTAAGAAAGATTATGGCGTTGAGAATACCCTTAAACGCTACGAGGTTGCCCTACAAGATGCAGTAAATAGAATTAAGGAACTGCGTAAGGTAGGTGTCCAAATAGATGAAATATATATGATAGGACTAGGTGACCTTACTGAAAACTGTTATGGCTTTTATGACAGTCAACCATTTAACATTGAACTAACAATGATAGAACAATATGCGTTAGCTAGGTCATTAATTATGAAAACAGTAGATACTTTCTTACCACATGCTGACAAACTTGTACTAGCAGGAGCACCAGGTAATCATGGTGAGGCTTCTAGGTCACAAAAAGGTCAGGTTGTTACTAATAGATTAGATAACACAGATACAATGCACTTACAGATATGTGGTGAGATTATGAAAGCTAATCCTGAACGCTATAAAAAGGTTACAGTAGAAGTTCCTGATGGGTTTCATCAAGTCATGGACATCAAAGGTATAACTTGTGGTTGGACACATGGACATATGACTTCAGGTGGAGGCAGCAATCCTGAAACTAAGATAGAAAACTGGTGGAAGGGTCAGATGTATGGCTTTCTTCCAGCAGGTGAATGTCAAATCTTAATCACAGGTCACTATCATCACTTTCGTAGTAAGCAACAGGGTGACAGAACTTGGTTTCAATCACCTAGCTTAGATAAGTCCATAGACTTTACTGCTAGAAGTGGTATGTGGTCGCACCCTGGTGTACTTACATTTACTGTTAATGAAAAAGGTTGGGACAACTTAAAGATACTATAAACAGTATGTTGCTATTTCTTTTATTGGAACTAATACCATTTCAGAAGCGTTATCATCACCACCACTTACAATATTGTTAAGGTGGTAATGTTTTCTTGTTAGTTTCTTTAATTCTTCAACAGGAATAATGTAAAACATTACTGCTTTGTTATCTAGTGTCAGTACTATTCCCCAGTAATCTGCTTTTGTAGTACTTATACCACTTAACTTACCTCTGCACCTAAATTCTACAGCGTGATTACCTGTTGTTTTCCAAATATCTCTCTCTGTTTTAACTTCTATATTTTTTCCTTCGTAAAACTCTTTCAGTTGTTTCTCATAAGTTTCACCAAAGGGCAAATCAATGTCATAAAATTTGTTGTATTTCATAACAATGAAGTCTATTACTCTTCTTCTTGTGTGTTTGTAAGTATTTGTATGTTAGGAAGTATGGCTATGAGTTGTTGTTGTCCACTAGGTAACAAAATACTCTTACCCATAAACAAAGGAACTTCTTTGTCGTTTCTTCTATTTAATAGTTCTGCAATCAACATACCTTCTGTTGCTTTGCTTAACATTACATCTATCATCTTCTCTTTCCTCTTTTCTTGAACTCAACCCATATCTCGTAATCAAAATGGTAGCTTACTTGTGTCATTTCCTTGCTCAACTTCTTTAAGTAAGGCGTGACATACTCTCCATTCCCATTCGTATGGGTTGCTTTCATTAGTTAACTTATACCTTTGTCCACAGTAAAGATTTCCCTTACTGTCTGTGTACCTGACTTTATCTTTGCTTTTACATAAGATTGGTGCTTTACACTCCCTATCAGGTACAGGAGGTACATCAAAATTGTAGTTAGGATATCTCTTCTGTAATTTTTCTTTAAGTTTCTTAACATTAAAGATTTCCCCTGCACTTTCTAAATCCATTCTGTTGGTAGGTCATCATTACCTATCCACCAACCTTTACCACAACCATCATTCTCACCATAGTTGCTACATGCAAAGTCAGGTATCTTAGAAAACTTAGGGTCTGATTTCTTCTCTCTGTTGTCCTCAATATTCCCTGTCTGTTTACAACTTGGGCAAGTCTTAACAGTATCGTTATCAAATACAACATCAATGATGTCCTCATCTTCTAAAAATACTTCTACTCTGTTTAAAAACTTGTCCATATCTTTGCTAGTCCAGTTGTCAACATCTTCGTTAACCTCTGTACTCTCAACCATATCGTTATAGACTTTAGTCTTAACTTCTTTCATCTTCTTCTCATTAGGTATCATCTCTTTCAAGATGTCATTGAGTTGGTCTCCAACAGATTTTTTGTTTGCTCCAATATCTTCTGCAAATTTCTCTGCACTATCGTTGGTAATCTGTGCAACTTCTTTTTTGCTAGGAGTTTTAGGTGTATCTTCTTTAACTACCTTACTCATCTCTTCTGCACTTGGTCTTGGTTTATTGCTACCTTGATACTTCCAATTAGCTAAGGCTCTACCAATAGCAGATGTTTCGCAATTCTCTACCCACGCGTCTGTGTTAGCGAAACCACCTTGACCTTTTGTTTCTTGTGCTATACCTGTAGTAACAAATCTTCCATTGTCATCAGTAATTTTTGCTTTAATTGTTACACAAGAACCATCTTCAGTAATGTGTACAACACTTGTAGTAATCATACCACTTGGGTTATCTTCCCAATATTTTTTAAGTCGTTCTTCTACTGTTTCATAATTTTCTAAGTTAAACTTCGGCATTTCTATTCCTCTCTATCTTTGCTAATGCAACAATTAAATCACTTGCTTCACTTGTTGATAAAACATTTTCTACACATAAATCCTGTATTTTTTTATCATGCTTTCCAAGTTTTATCTCCTCAACTGTTTTTAAAATGTTCCAATCTTCATTAATTTTAAACTGTTCCATCATGTCTAAAATCAAATCATTTTTATATTGTTGCATTACTCCTCCTCTGTTTTGGTTATTGCGTACACGCGTTGGCGTGTAATTTTAAGCAATTCCCCTATTTTTATCATTGACATTCCATTATGGTATGCCTCTATGACAAATTTCTGTCTTAGTTCTAGTAGATTATCTAAGCTTTGCTGCTTATAATCTATCTGTTGTTGTATGTTTTCTAATTTAGTTTCCATATCACTCACGCTCTGCCTCCTCATCAAAGTATTCGTAAATGTCCTGTTGTAGTTCATCTATTGTATCAACAAATGAATTGTCTAGCTTAATGTATTTAAATGGGAAGTTGTCGTACAACCACCACAACACTAAGCCTAGTGTCAATAATGCACCTATGCTTGTAATTGTCAATGCAACTATAAGCACATAGATATAATATTCCATATTCAGTTCCTCCTATTTTGTTTTAACTATTTATTGCAATCAATCTAACTATGAAAGCATCTTTGTGGTCATGGTCTTTCAACTCTCTAACCTTTAACTGTGCCTCGTGTAGAGTATCAAAGTCAAACTCCATACTCCCACCATAGATTGATGTACTTAGTACCTTATACATAGTCTCCTTATGTACATATCTACTGTCAGTTTAACACATATTGTCATGTTAAGTGGTGTTAAATTAACTACTTCCTTCCTCTGCTACCTCGTAGCAGTAATCACACATAGGTCTATCTCCTGTGCTTATGTATGGTTCATCTTCCTGTACTGCTACATGAGTAGTCATCATACATCTAAATATATGCAGCATTATTCCTCCCTTATAGCT